TTATCTACCATCCCGTTGTGTTTTTGTACTGCTTTTTGTTGCGCTGTCAGAGCTTTATTCATTACATAAGTCACTTCTTCAGGCTTTAATCGTTCAGACATAGAGGTAAAACCCCTGACATCTGTAAATAAAAACGTAGCTTCTTTTTTTTCACCGCCTAACTTAAGTATATCTGGGTCATCTTGCAGACGTTTTACCTGGCGAGGATCTAAGTAATGTTCAAATTGTTTCTTAATTTGCTGGCGAAGGAGTGATTGTTCTCTAAAGTTAAGCCAAAACTGCTGACTTAATATAAGCACTAGTGATATACCACTATAAGTAGTGTCTATAAGTAATGAGTTTTTAACTACAAAATACCACTCAAGTGCTCCTGTACTTACAAGAAGTACTCCAGCCCCTGCTGCCATGTACACTGGCGTACATTTACGCCCAAGCAGGAGACCCAATGTACACAAAATTAAAAATATAAACAGCTCATACGCAAGCCTGTCTGCTGGTATTTGTGGGCTGTTAGGTAATAATAAACTTTCTGCCAGGGCCGCTTGTATGTGATGAGGATTAAGTAAACCGTCAGGCGTGGCTAATTGAGGCATAACACCAGCTGCTGTAACTCCAACAAACACAAACTTCCCATCTACCTGGGGGTCTTGTAACGTAGTTTTAGGGGTATTAACCCAAGAGATCCATTTTCTGCCGTACTTGTCAGTAGGTATTACACCTAACTCAGGTATCCGAACAGCTTGTATACCACTTTCATAAGTTTTTATTTGATACGTACCCTCCCCGGTCAGGGCTTTTAGTACTTGTGTAGCAAACGATGCAACCCAGCCTTCAGGAGTTTGTACAATAAGTGGGACGCGTCTAATTAAGTTATCCACATCCGTTGGTGCAGACACAATACCCTGGTAAGCCGAGAGTTCTAGCAGACTTACGTTAGCTAAGTGCCCTGATAAAGTAATCATATCAACAGGGTTATCCCCAAGTATTACAGTACCGTCAGTCGATGGGTATATTCGGTTTTCGTATTCAGGTATAGCTAATACATTTGTGCCTTGCTGCAGACTCATTGCGAAGTCAGCATCTCCACCAAACCTATCTGCTTGTGGAAACATAATTACCCAACCCACGCCTAACGCTCCACGGTCGATTAGGTCAAGCTGTATTTCTGCTAGTCGTTCTCTAGGAAAAGGCCACCCTCCTTCTTTACTAATATCATTCTCAGTGATATCTAGTATTACAAAGTGCCCGCTGGGAGTTTGTTCTTGTACAAGCGCATCAAAGGTTTTAAGCCTAAGTACTTCTAACGCACTCCAATCTAATATAAGTGGCAGTGATAATGCTACAGTAGTAAGCGCTCCTATTAACCACTTGTTCATTGCTGAGTAATGCTAATAGTCTTAGTACAGTTACTAACACAGTTAAAAGTTACAGCGTAGTTTTGGTTCGTAGCTCCTTTTTGTATAACATTTACGTTGTAGTCATCGGTATAAAACTTCATGTTTGCTGTATGAGAGCCGTTGCCTTGCTGTGTCAAGGTTACTTGACCATTGTCAGCATCGTTATACCAAAAAATGTCAGCATCTTTATTGCCTGAACCTTTTTGTATTACTCTGGTAGAGTTGTTGTCAGCTCCATTTGCATTATAAACGTACGCATTATGGTTGCCAGATCCTTCCTGTGTAACCCAAATGTCAGAGTTGTCAGCAAAACTAAACAATCTTGCGTACATATCACTACCTGTTTGCTCTATTTTATATTCATTGTTATTACCTGAACCCAGTATAAACGCTTGGTTATCATTACCATTTTGAACAATAGTAGAAGTATTGTCGTCTTGATCCATGTCTATAAGTGCGTAATTATCATTGCCTGTTATATCTATAGACCACGTCTGATCACTATGATTAGACCAAACAGATTGAGAGTAAGCTGTGTTATTAATACCACTTATAGTTGTACTAATGCTGCCATTACTACAAGTGTGGTTATTAACTAAACTACCATCAAAACTGCCTAGCCCGCAGTAAACACCTGTAGTATTGCTAGAACCAACTTGTTTTACAGTAATGTTAGTGCCTGACCCCTTGTGTTGTACAGTAATAAGATTATCACCTGCGTACACGTACGTATTAAGGAGACTGAAAAATAATAATAGTATTGTCGCCCGTACCATTTACTTCTACCTCCATTAACATTCCACCTGAATTTATACTTACATACGAAGAAGCTTCTCTATCTATACCTATGTCAAAAGTATTTGTCCCTTGATGCACTAAGTACACATGTGCCCCTTCTACAAAAGAGTACGTCTGGTATTCAGGATCGTATCCTGGTGTAATACCTTTAAGTTCTACTCCGTTTAACTGGCCTCCAGAAGTTTCTTTCTTATTAGCACCTGTTTCAATTATAGCAAACAAGTCTATTAAAAAGTCTATATTCAACAGATCTATATCTAGTCGAGTAATTTCTTCTTCTTCTTCTAAAAAATCTTTATCTAAATCAGGAGCATCTTCAAAGAAATCTTTATCTAGTTCAGTTTTAGAACTACCTTCTTGTTCAGCTACAGCTTCTTGTACTTCAGGGGGCTTGTTAACAATTAACATATTGTCTATTAAACCCAAAGTAAGTCCGTCTAAAATTACTCCAGGAGTAGGTCTAGACTCAAAAGTAGATACCATAGTAGCTTGGAAAGGTTGATTTAACACCTCAACACCCGATTGAGTTGTAACTGTAATCTCACCTGATGTAACACCATTTGCATCTGGCAATAAAATTATTAAACTTCTACCCAGCTCATCTACTGTAGTTGTAAAATCTGTTCCTCTAATTGCAATAGTTGCACTAGGAGTTCTTATGGATATGTTTTCTTTGTTTATTCGCCCTAGTGCGCCTGTTATAAACCTAGCAGTGCCTGAAGCCATGTTTAACGCAAGCTTACTTTTAGAAGGGTCAGGGTCGTAAATGTAGTTATCAATAACTACTTTAGAGTGTTCGGTTAGTTTTAATACAGAAGAGTCTAAAAATTCTATAGCCATACGGCCGTTGCCTGTACGAACGTCGTCATAGGATAAAATACCAAGGTCAATAACTGCGGTTAGCTTGTCCTCATTATCTTTCCGTATAATTTCTCCATTACCACGAAACTCAGATATCTCTCCGATTTCGGATGCCTGGGCTATACTTGTAAATGCTAGAGCTAACAGCCAGAAGCGCATTGGTCAATATCAATAGAACTTCCAGACCCGCCACTAGTTTGTAATAATAAATTTGCTACATTAGTGCTTGTTGTGTCTGTTTGATCTATATCTATATCCATTGAGTCTCCAGTTAAACTAACTGTTATCGCATGGTCTGAGCTACCGCTTTGTGTTGTGTCTATATCATTAGAGTTACCAGATATAGTCCAGTTGTTAATACAACCAATTACTTCACATTTTACATTTACATTATTAGAAGCCCCAGTAACTGAAAAATCTTGATTACCAGAAGTTGCAGTTGAATCTGCACCTTGAGTAAACACTAGGATGTTTCCGTCACCACCAGAAGAAGCCCAATCAAAGTCTGATTGTGCAACGTCTCCTGTAGCTCCAACTGCAAAAGTAGCATTCGCACTACTTCCTGTATTGCTGTAAGTCCAGCTTGAACTATTACCTTGTAAAATACTAGCCAAGAAAGTATTAGTAGATCCTATTTGATCTATGTCTACCGTCATGCTTGTACCACTTAATGTAGCTCGGTCTGTACTTTGTCCAACTTTGTTTGTTGCACCTATCTGGTCGATAGTTAAAGTAAGTCCTGTACCCGTTTGAGTAATATAAATATCATTATTACCAGCAATTACACCACCCGAAACAACTAATATAAGAGCACTAGTCAGTGTCTTTTTTAACCATTTCATCTTCGTCCTCCACGTTTAGTGTATCATAATTAAAGTCCCATAGTTGTTTTTCCAATCCTTCCACTACTAAGCCATACACTGCGGCTTCTATAGCGGCCCTTACTGCGTAACCTGCGGCTTCATTTTTAGTGTTACCGCTTTCTACTTCTACTAGTTCAGTACCCATTTCATAAAATCTAAATAAGTCTGAACCCACTCCTGTTGATAAAATATTTTTAGTTGTAGTTACATTAAGGAGGACCTCTCCTGTTTGTACTAATATTGCTCGCAAAGATACAGTTACTACGTCTTCTCTGTATTGATTCTTTGCCCCTATGCCTAAGTACCTGGCTCCTACACCGCCTGTACGTATATTAGAATCGTACGCTACAATACCTCCTTCTAGGATCATGCCTGCGTACAGCAAAGGCTTCAAAGTATTACCTTCTTCACCATCATAAGTCTTTCTTGTATTTACTATAAGTTGGCGTTCACGACTTAAGTTATCTAAGCCTGCTCGCTCTACCACTACAAACCAGCTGCCCCTGCCAGCATCACGTAAGGCTTCAGTTAAAATATCTAAACCACCTTGCGTAACTGCAGTACTAAAGCTGGCTACGTTATCTTTTGACTTTCTTTGACCTGTTACATCAGGAAACTCGTACACTGCAACAACAGCTTGAGTATTAGGGGCGGGTAAATTTAAAAGTTGGTGTGCCGAACTAGGAACAATTTTAGGTCCCTCTGGGCATATTAATAAATCAATGCAATTAGTTTGTTCTTGAAATGCTAGGCTAGTACACCCAGACATTATAAATACGCACGCAGCTACAGCTAAGGATCTCATGTATGATTACCCGCTATCGCAATCTGTCCAACAGCCTCCGAAACTTCCTATAGGTATAACAATTTCGGTGGTAGATATAAGTACTCCGTCGAACCATTCTTCTATTGTAAGGGTAATAGTAATACCATTATTAACCCATCTTAATATATTACCTTCTAGATTTATCTCTCCTGAAATAGGATTATCTATAGTAGGATTTCCTTCGTAGTTAAATAAAGACTCTGAAATATCTTTAGCTAAAGTAGAATAAATACGTGATTCTAGGTTTCTAATAAATTTAGCAAGAACAGTATTCTCTGCTTCACGTTGTGCGTCTTCTAACTCTTCTTGAATTTTTTCAGCAATCTTTTCTTTACGCGTACGTTCTTGTTCATCAATTGTTAAGTAATGTGCGGACTGATTAATACCACTAAAGCTAGGGTTTGAAAATTTATGAACTAACTCGTCTGCAAGAATATTCTGTATAAATACAGCCCCAAACAAAATAATACCAATAGCCGCTACAACACGGATAATTAAAGTTTTTTCAGCTTCATCCTTTCTACGCTTTAACTCAGCGTTACTAGGTCTTCCGCGTTTCTTTTTAATCTTTTCTTTGGTCATCTCTATCTGCTTTTGCTATTTTGTCTGTGTCTATTAAGTTAGGTACTCCTAAAATTGTTTTAATCATTGTGTCCTGACGTATGATTTCATTGTCAAGACTACGCACTCTGTCTATCAATGCTACAAGTATACCGTGTTGAGAGTCAAGTTTTGTGCCGAGCCGCTGTTCCATCTGTTCTATTTGTTCAGCTACTTTATCGTCTACAACGTCTAGTTTTGCCTCCATGCCATCTACAATTCGTATTACTAATTTGTAAATAAACCACCCTAAGCCTCCGGCCGCTGCTATTGGAAAGCCCACCTCGTTGATGAACTTAATAGCTTCTTCCATTGTCTTAAGCGTTTATAGGCTTAGCACGTTTTTTGGCTTGCCTAAGGTTGTCGCCCATAAGCATACGACGTTTTACAAATGCACGTCTGTCCTGGGGAAGTTTGTCAATAGAACGCTGTTGTCTTTTAGACACGCCTTTCTTTTTTAGTTTCATTCCTGGTCGTTTCATAGTTTTATTTTACCTCAGTTACCTACTCAAATCCAAAATCCGTTACAAATACAGCTATCTTAGTTGTGTCGTTGTAAGGCTGTATTTCGGTTAGATTAAGATCGCTGTTAGCCCCAGCTTTCATAAGGTCATACATATCCTTAGTCTGAGTCTCTAAAAATAAACCTATAGCATCTTGTTCCGCGTGTAATGCTTTAGCTGTAGGAGTCATACCATTTGCAATACTTGCGTCATAAATCCAACTTTTAGTATCACTTTTATTTTTGGCTTTTAGCACATGTCCTACGCGTGCTCTAGTTTGACCATCAAATTCATTTGTCTTAGTTAAAAATTGTATTTGTATAAGTAAATCGTCGTCATAAAAACCCACAACATACTGATTAGCAGCAGCAATAGCATCAATGAAATCTTTTTTTAAATTAGTTTTTATGTCTGAAGGGTCCCAACCTCTTGCAGATTTGTAATAACTTTCAATAATATTGTCTTCGTCATACAAACGATCAAAGTCTGAATCACTTAAACTACTAAGTATTTGTCTTGTATATGCCATTAACTAGGCTCCTCGGGCCATACCACATTATCTATTGTTAATATTTTAGCATGAGTAGTAGGTAAATCACGTAGCGCTTGCCTATACGTGGCCCATTCTGTTTTTTTAGAACTACTAAGAGGGCTATCAGCACCTTGAGTCCAATCACTCTCTAACAATCTTTCTGCTCTTTGAAATTTCATTTCAGCTATAGCTTGTTCTCGACGTTTAGTTATTCCTATTGATACAGCTTTACCCTCAGAAATTTTAAACATAGTACCGTCATAAGATCCTTCTATGTAGCTTTCGTCACTCCCAACAAAATTAGAAAAAGGTTGATTTGGATCATTAGCGCCAAACTCACCGGTTATTTCACCAGTAGCGGTTTTATATTTTGTGTATCTTTTTCCTGCTATTAAATTACTCATGAGCTTTTATTCACCCTCGATACATTTATAAAGCCGCTTACTGTAGGAGTACCGCCACCAGGTGGATTGCCTATACTTCTTCCATAAAAATAAGCAGTAACTCTATAGCTACGACCCGCTGTAAATGTAAGTTGTTCTTGCCTAGTCTTGCCGGCAAAATGCGCCCCAAAACTACCTGTCATTTCCCCAGTGGCCCAAGAAGAAAAGCTAGAAGTAGTATCTGTATTTACAGAAGTACTGCTCGTGCTTTCTGTTACGTTCACCGCAAACCCAGATCTTGCAGCACTACTTGTGCTCCCAGTAGTTTGCATGTGCACAGTTATGACATACGCGCCAGTCTCAAGAATTGTGTTTCCTAGAATATCTAAGCTAATCTGCCCTCCGGCAGCTCCTCCCATATAGGTGTAGGTAGTAGTACCGCCTCCGCCTTTACCGCCACCACTTGTACTTGTGTAGTAGTGAAAAGGACTACTAGCTACAAAACTAGACATAGCTCCTGAAGTATAATTAGTATAAGACTGGCTTAGATTATCTACAGAAGCCATTCTACCTAGCTGGTTAGCTCCAATATGATCTACAATCACCCCTCCATTAGATATTGTAAGAATAGCGTTCGACCCTGAACCGCTGGACGTGACTACAGTACCACTACCAAACTGCAGTTTATCGACTGTAATAGTATTGGTACCAATACGAGTCGCTGATAAAGTACCTGTACTAATAGAACCTGCGTTTATTGCTACTGCGTTTACAAGAGTTGCACTAAGAGACCCAATTTGTGCTGCAGTAATAGAAGCAGCTTTTATGTAAGCTTGGTTAATGTACACGCCCGCCGGGTTACCAGCACCATCTGTACTCGTAAGTACAGTAAACGGGACTATGTTAGTTCCCCCAGCGTTTGGGTCACGTATCGTTACCTGGCCTGCTTCAAATATTATGTTTGATGTAGAAGTATTATTATTTAACGTGCCATCACTTGCTGCCATTAAGTACATGCCAGCTACTGCGCCGTTAGCATTAACCGCTACGCCATAACCTGCTTCTGCACTAGTACCATTAGCCACTGCGTTTTGAACTGTAGTCACACTAGCTTGTGTTAAAACATCTCTAACTACTTGCCAGTTAGATCCATCCCAACGATATTGTTTATTACCGTCGTCTGTATCAAACCAAAGATCACCTGTGTTATTTGCGGTAGGTTGACTTGTTTGAGTAAACACAGTTGTTTTACCATCATTAGCTGTGTCTCTAACAGCTACCCAGTTAGAGTTAGTAGCAGCACTAGCTCTATAAAGTTTATTATTATCATCAGAATCTATCCATAAATCACCTACAGCAGTAGCTGTCGGAGCTGATGTCTGTACAAAAGTACGAGTTTTAGTACCAACAGTAGAAGATAAAGTACTAATAGATTGGGCATTAGCAGTATCTGCATCTGCTCTAGTAGTAGCTTCCGTAGCTATAGCAGCTTGGCTAGTTACATCACGTACTTCTACCCAGTTGCCTGTACCAGCTCCCGTAGCTCGATACTGTTTATTGCCATCGTCGGTATCAAACCAAAGATCTCCAGCACCTATTGCACTAGGCGCACTGGCTTGAGTAAAAATTCGTGGATAGCCATCGTTAGCTGTGTCTCTAACTGCTACCCAGTTACTCGATCCCACTGCACTTGCACGATACATTTTATTGTTGTCATCTGAATCAATCCAAATATCTCCAATAGCTGTAGCAGTAGGCGCACTAGTTTGAACAAAAGTTTTTGCTTTAGTGTCTACAGTAGCAGTTAGAGTAGATATTTCACTAGAACGGGCTGTATTTTCACTGGTCAGCGTTATTACATCGCCTTGCGCTAATGCCATAGCAGCAGTCAAAGTAGATCCAGTAAAACTAGCAGAACCAAACAAACTGACTAACGTAGCATCTCGAGCTGCAACCCAAGCATTATTAGCTGCATTACGGTAATGTATATTCCCGTCGTCTGTGTCATACCAAATATCATTTATAGTTAAAGCACTGCTACCGTCACTTCTAGTAGTCGGAGCGCCAGAAGACCTAATGACTTCTCCAGCGCCTTGGGTTACTAAACTAGTTATTGCAGAGTACCCAGGTAGATCAGCCAAAGTCTCACTTAAATTTGTCATAACTGCGCCTATATCAATAGACGTAGTACCGCTCCTAGAAGCACTATATTGCCCTTTAATCTCTGATGTACTTACATGGCGTACCCAATAATGATAAGTTTTGTTGTATCCAACTTCTTCTGACCACACAAAAGCAGAAGTAGTGTCTACTTTTATGGCATTTCCTATACTTGAATCAGCGCTTCGCCATACTTCTGTGTAAGCAAAGTTACCCATTTGAGGGTTATCCCAAGCTAATACAAAAGATGTATACGTAGCAGTAGCAGTAAACCCCGTAGGCGTAGGAGGAATAGTGTAGTCAGTTACTGTCGTGCCTTCAAAGTCTGTTGGACCTACTCCTGTATTTGGATCAAAAGGATTATCAGTAAGCGCTTGAGCCATACCACTATCAATCAACTCTCTCAGAGTAATAGCTCTATCTCGAGGGTCGCCTCTACGACCAAGCCGTACCTCAACTGCTTCTTTTATAGATTCAGCAAATAGTTTTAATTCAGGGTCGGCTTTTGAAGGAACCTTATAAACGGAAGGGACTTTAGTACCTTTAGT